CCATAAATAACCTTATCTTTTTGTATTTTATCCAATAATTTAATTTTTGTATCAATTTCATACATATCAAATGTTATACTTGGTATTTTATCTGTAATAAATGTAATTAAATCACCTTGTCCTATAGATGGTTCTAAAATATTAGATGGAGTATTTAAGATAAACTCAAACACCTTTTCTTTGAGTTCTGTATGGGTTGTAAAATATTGTCCTAAATTATGTTTTGTTGTCATTGTTGATATTTCTGTATTTATAGTTTCTTCTAAATCTTTTGGAATAAATCATTTTTTTCTTTTTTTTTTGTTATTAATTTCTTTAAGTTTTGTTTCATTAACATAATCCATTTTTTATTGTAATGTCCCTTTTTACTAAATTATTTACCACATTTTAATTTATAAAAAATGGCATTTGAAATGTAAAAATGTGTAATAATACAATTTTATTTTATCTAATAGGACAAGCACCTCCTACACAATCAGATGTTAATTCATTATCATTAATAACATTAATTTTTCCACTAGTAATAGGTATTACTAGTTTCATTAATTCATCATATTTTTCTTTACTAATTTCTTCAAAAGGTGCTTGTTTAAAACCATGATCATTATGTAATAAGAAACTACATGTTTTAATATTATCATTATAATTATTTTTTAACCATTCTTTAATTTGAGGTAATTCTTCTAATTTATAATATATAGTAACAGAGACTGAATTATCACTCCATATTGTTTGTAATTCTTTGATAGTATTTAATTGATCAATTGCTGTCATATCTTTGGCTAAAATAGTTCCTTCAGGATAACAACAAGGAAATTCAATAATCATTGTTTTTTTATCATCAGAACCATCAAAATTCTTTTGATATTCTATATAATAATTATGTTTTTTTGCTAAATCAATTAAAGTTGTATTTGATGAAGCAATACGTATTCTTCTAATAAAATATTGATAAATAGCAGGATGTGCTCCTGATGTTACTCCTGCTAACAATGAAAGAGTTCCAGATGGTTTAACTGTTGTTAATTTTACAGACGTAGGAACTCCAATTTTATTAGAATAATAAATATCATATTCACGTAAATAGTCATATAAATCATTTAACCACATTTTTTGTTGAGAAGATGATTGAAGATAACCAGTAATTCCAATACCCATACGTAAATTTTTATGAACAATTTCTTCTGTTGCTTTTTGATGACATTTTAATAAAAGAGAATGTTTACAGATTCTATACATAATAGAAGCAATATCTTTAAGTTCATCATAAGATGTAATATTACATAAATAAATTTCTGCTAAACAACAAGTTTCGTAATTAGCTAAACTTTGTTCAGCACAATTATGAGAAATTAATCCATTAGCTGAAAAAGCATGAATATTATTAATAGTACAATCATAAACATCATATTTATTTTCTAATTTTTCAATTTTATTAATTTTAGAAGATAAATATAAATCATCATTATTAATATTAATTTTACAATTATTTAAATAATATTTTTTTTTAGAATCATAAAATCCTATAATATTTTTATATTTATAGATATAATTATCATAAATAGATAATTTATCATTATTAATTTTGTTGTTAATACCTAATGATAATAACATTTGTTGAATAATTTTTAATTTATGAATATTTAAATCTTTTAGAATAATTTCTCTAATTTGATTATTAATAATAATTAAATATGAATAAATGTCAAAAATTGCTTTTAATATTCCTATTGTTAAACTATAAGAAGCATTATTAATTAAATAATTATTATTAAAGAAATTATAATCAGTATTATATTTAATAGCAATTTTTTCAATATGTGGAGATTTAATTGTTATATGATTATTATTTTTAGTAAGTTCATAATTATCTTTACAATAATTCATTAGTATGTTTAAACAATTAATATTATCATGAATCATAATAGAATTATCAATAGAATCATCATCATAATTATTAATCAAATGTCCTAAAATATATCCTTCAATTTCATCATTTTTATTATAATTCCAAATATAATTATTATTATAACTAATCATAATATTGTCATTAATAGATAATTCTTTTACTTCTTTCCATCCATCATTAGTTTTAAATTTATGATTATCAGTTGCTTTAATTTCAATTCCATTATTTAATTTTAATAAATATACTTCTTTAGTTCCAGAATACCAAAATCCTTTATCAGTTGATTCATATATATTTCCATTAATAACAGCATTAAATTTTTTTCCAATTAAATCAATAATTCTAGTTAATCCATTATCTGTCATAATAATTGTATCAGCAGTTAAACATGGATTATAACCTTCAACGTCAGGATCAGGATATTTATCACCATCTTTAATTCTTCCTATTTTTCTTGAAAGATTAATATTAATAAGTCCATAAGGTTCACCATTTCCATTATAACCATTCCAAAATTCTTCAGGTAATTTATTAATATCATTACAAACTACTGAATTATTACTCATACATCTCCAATTTGGAATATTACCTAAATCCCATCTTTTAGCATTTAAATAATCAACATCATCATAATCACCTAAACAGATTAAAGCTGAATTATGTGTTAAAAATCCATTACAGAAAAATTCATGAACATCTTCAACTTCAATATCATAAGTATCATAATTATTATCAAATATAATAGTATTATTAACAGTTGCTAATATAAAATTTTTATTATTATCATTAATTGAAGAAGTATCAATATCAGGATATGATTTAGAAATTAATGGATATTTTTTTAAATAATTAATTTTAAATTTGTCAATAATTTTAATATTATTATTAGTAATAATATTAGGAATACCACAAGAATATAATAAATTAGATAAATCTTTAGTATAAATATTTGATTTTAAATTTATAATATTAATAAAGTTTTCAGTCATTAAACATTTATTACTTTCAAAAATACCAATTATATATCCAATTCTATTTTCATAAGAAGTTTCATTAATAAAATATGGAATTCTATTAAATAAATATTTATTAATATAAGAATAAAAACTATTAGAAACAATTTTTAAGATAAAAATATTATTTTCAATTATAGTATTAATATTTAAAGATAATCCTACACCAAATTTTTCAATAATATTTTTTATTTTTATTAATAAATTTAAATTATTAAAATTAATAATAAAAGAATGATCATCATTATTTAAATAACTATTATTAGCAAGATATCCAAATAAATAAGCTATATCAAAATCAAATTTAGGACAATTAATTCTATCTTTTCTATTATTAAATTTAAAAGATGGTAAAACAATAGAAGAATTACCTTCAATTGGTATATTTGAAATTATTAATTTATCTCCAATTTTTAAATTTTCAGCAGTAATCCATGAATAATTATTTTCATTTTCATTATAAACTGCCATTTTATGATTTTTTGTACATTTAAAATCAGTATAATCTGTATCAATTTTATATATTTCTTGAAACCCTTGATAAAAAATATTATTTACTTTTTTATATCCTTTCATAGTTAATACTTCATCTCCTACTAAAATATCTTCAATGTTAATCATACCAACTCTAGTATGTACCTTTGAACCAAAAGGAAGACATCTTCTAACATTACCAGCAACTACTACAGAAGCAATAATATTAACAATATCTAAACAATCAACACTTTTAAGTTTAGTACCTTTAGAATTATTCAAAATACCTTGAATTTGACTAATTCCTTTAACTAAATCTTCTGGTCCAGAAGCAACACCTCCAAATCCTTTAATTTTAGTTCCAGCACTTCTGATGAGTATAGTAGAATAAGTAAAAGAAGTACCTTTATAAAAATAGGATTCTAATACTTTTTCTAATAATGATACCCAACCTTCACGACTGTCAGGAACAATAAAATCAGCATCTTTTGTATCTTTTCTTGTAATACTAATATTAGCATTAATAACAGGTGGTAATTTATTGATATTTTCTTGTTGTATATTAAATCCTACACCTGTACCTAACATTAATACATCAAAAATCCATAAAAATGGTTTAATAGGTTCATCTATTTTAACAAAAGCACAATTTTGTAAACTCATAATACCTTGTTTTGTAATAGTTTCTGTGCCTAATTGCCATAAAAATCTACCAGCAACAGAACATTTAAGTTCCATTAAATATTTATAAGCTTTATCAAGTTCATTATTTGTAAAATTTACATTTAATTGTTGTTGACATCCTTGAAGAACACGTAATATAGTATCTCTATATTCTTCTGTTGTTTCATCATTATCATCTTCTATATTAATTCTTCTAGCATAAGTTCTTTTATATGTAATATAACCTAACATACCCCAAGGAGTTTTAATATTATCTTGAATTTTAGAAAGATAACTAATATTGTTTCTATTTTTATTATGTTCTGCTCTATAATTAATATAATGTTTAGCTGTATCATAATATTTAAATATCATTAATGATTTTTCAACAATATCTTGAATAATTTCTATATTAATATTATCATTATTTGTTAAAGAAATTTCATTATTAATATGTGAGATTAATTCATCAAAATTATTACAATTTACATTAGTATTTTTAAAAGCATTATTTAAAGCATTTTTAATTTTTATAATATTAAATTCTTCAGTAGTTCCATCTCTTTTAGTAATAGTATTAGTCATTATATATTATTATTTATTAAAGTTTTAAATAAATTATTTTCATTTCAAATAGTAAAATGAGAATTAAAAATATCTTATTAAATGTTTTGCTATTAATATTTTTATTTGTATTAATTTATTTATATATTTATATAAATTATAATATATATGAAAAATTTACTAGTCTAACAAGACAAACTTTTGATTCAAATAAATCAGATACTGATCCTATATATGAAGAAGGATATGAACCAGTAAATGAAACTTATATAGGTATAGATTCTAAAAATGCTTTTAAATCTGTTGTAGATATAATGTGTCAAAATAGAGTTGTAGCATTAAGAGGATCATCTGCTGGAACTTCATTTGGAAATGGATATTATTGGATAAATATACCATCTATTGGACCTGTTTTATTATATGTATTAACTGATGAAACAGTATATAATGGCGGTTGGATATTAACAATGAGAGGAGCTTTAGGAACAGATACTTTTAATTTAATAAATAATTTTAAATATAACACATGGTTATCTGATACTACAACAAGAACATCTTATTCTCAATATATTACTGTATTAGAAATTGATCCTCTTAAAAGATATAATAATGAATTAGGATTAATTAAATATAATACAGATTTACAGTCACATTTTCAAATATCTAGTGTAGGTGATAAAATTTATGATATTAATACTATATATGATGCTAAATTTGAATCATTTAATAAATATTTAGTTAAAGAAATATTAGTTATTTTTTATAGTAAAAAACTTCAATTAACTAATCAAAAAATGATAACTTATTATAAAATACCAAATAAAGATCTTGATAATTATTCTACATTAAATAAAAGTTTAAGTATGACACCCAATTTATCATTTTTAGAATTCAGAACAACTAATATTACAAATTTAGTATTAAATTTTAATATAACTATATATGATATATCATCAAGTATAACATCAAAAAAACAAATAACAACAATAAATTGTCTATTTGGTATATATGGTCAATCAACAGTAAAAGATGAAAAAGGACAACAAACTATTGTCAGAATTATTCAAGGTGTAGGTATTAGAGATATAGGTGATTCAAATATTATTGTTTATTCAGCATTAAGAATAACTATACCACAGTCAGCGACATCAAGACAGGATTTTTCATATGAACCTGTAGGTTTTGAAATATATGTAAAATAAATTATTTAAAAGATATTGTAAAATTATCTTTATCTTTATTTATTACTATTTTATTTGTAAATTTATTATCACTTTTATTATAAGCATTATTAATCATATTAAAATGATTAATACTTATAGTTGTTTTAGTTTCATTAATATTAAAATAATCTTTATTAATATTAACGAGATTATTTTCTTTATTTTTAATTAAATTAGGATTTTCTTCTAATAATTTTAAAGAATATAACATTGATTTATTATATAAATTATAAATATTGACAATTTTATTTAATATAAAAAATATCATTTGTTTAGATTCAGATAAATTAAAATTTATATCATTAATATTTAAAAAATCTTTAATTATTATTTCTGTATTATCTTTTGTAATTTTATTTTTTAATAAAAACATTTTAATATCAAAAATATGATTAGATTTCTTTACTTTTGTTCTTAAAGTTTTTGGTAAATTATCATAATTATATATTTTATAATCTGGAATAATTATTTTATTAATATTTAAATTTACTATTAAATATTCTATAATACTATTAACTCTTTTTATTTCATCATTAATATTTTTAATATATTCTTCTTTTTCTTTTTTTTCATTTTCATCTAATTCTGTATCATTAATAATTTCATAATCTACATTTTCATTTTCATTTTCTTTTTTGTAATTTAAAATTTCTTTATTAATATTATATTCAAATAAACCATTTGTATTTAAAGAAGGTTGATTTTCAAATATATTAGTATAAAGAATGTTATTAATAAAAAAATTTTTATTCATAAATAAAAATTATAAATAATTCTTAAATATTTATTCATAATTAATTAATTTATGACATTCTTTAAAATTAAATGGATTTCTTAAAGGACATTTACATTCTATTTCACCTGTATCTTTATTTATATTATTTTTAGTTTGTTCTAATTTTAAATAATTCATAAAACATTCATAATGTAAATAATAACTTCTTTTAATATTTGTATTTATTTTAAATATTTTATTAGTATTATCTTGATTATATTCTATTAATTCTTGACATATACAACATAATTCAGATTTATTTTCAATATCATCTTTATTAGTAATTTTAAATGGTAAATTAATTATATTCCATCCATTAAGAATCATTTTAATAATTCTATAACAATTAATACTTTCAGCATAATATATATTTGAAGTTCCTACAAATGATGTAACACCATTTATAATATCATTCATTATATTATATGAAAATCTTGCTTTATCTAAATAAGTCATAGAATCAATAGGAGTTCCTGAAGAATTTGATATACGAATATTATTAACACCATTAATTTTTTCCATAATGAAAATATTAGAAAGAAAATCTAAATTTAAGAAAGGAGGTTCTATATTACTAGCTTTAGTTTTATCTTTATTATAAATAATATCAATATTAAATTTAAGTTTAATACCACTAAATTTTATTGTTCTACCTATATTAACTACAATATAAACTTTTGTATGTTTTAATTTTAAATTATTAGCAACATATTTAAGATTAATATTATCATTATTAACAACATTTATACGTCCATAAAATAAATTAACTAATGTAGTAATTTTATTTATAAATATATTAACATATTTTTCATCATTAAAATATATATCAAGATCTTTTGGTATACTAGTTCTTTTAATAGTTTCAATATCATAATCATAATTCCAATAGTCATTATAAGTATTATTAGTATTTTTAAAGAATTCTTTTCTATAATGATATACAATTATATCATTTCTAACAACACCGCCAAATATAATACCATTATTATCTAATCCAATATTTTTAATTTTATTAATTAATGCTCTTTTTTCTTTATTATGAATAATTTTAACTAAAGATATTTCACTCATTGTATTAAAAAAATAATTATTTTTTTATCATTTTTTTATTTAATATTAAACAAAAAATATATATAAGAATAATTTTATAATTAATATTTGTAGCTTCTATAGCTCAAAAGGTTAGAGCGAACGGCTGTTAACCGTTAGGTTGTAGGTTCAAGTCCTACTAGAAGCGCCTTTATTTTTTAATATAGAAATATAATAAAAATATTTTTATTATAACTTATAGATGGTATTGATAATGTAAGAGATTGTTCATAAATATCTATAAAATTAGATAGAGAAACTAAAACCTACTTATAAAAATAGCTATAATATATTTATGCCATTTTTTTGAAAAAAATAAAAATATATATAAGAATAATTTTATAATTAATATTTGTAGCTTCTATAGCTCAAAAGGTTAGAGCGAACGGCTGTTAACCGTTAGGTTGTAGGTTCAAGTCCTACTAGAAGCGCCTTTATTTTTTTAATATTATTCTATCTTTGAATAATATTATAATTAATATTACAAATACCAAAAATATTTTGAATATATGTAATAAATTCATTAGTATTTTTAAAATTATTACATGTATATAAATCTATGGCAACTTTATTTTCTTCAACAAATGTATGAATAGATAAATGTGATTCTGCTAAAATATATACACCAGTAACACCAAATGGATTAAATTGATGAAATGTTTTATTTACAACATTTAAATTAAATTTATTAGTAATATCATCTAAAATTTCAATAATAGATTCTTTATATTTTAATTTATTATTATCATTAATATTATAAATATCAATAATAATATGCGTACCAATGTTAATAATAGGATGTGAATTCATAATATTTAATATAATTATTAAAATTTTATATATTAAATATTTTTTTATATTCATCTACAATTGAAAATATATCAATTCTTGTAAAAGGATTTATATCAATCATTTTTAAAAGTAATTCAAAAAAATCAATAGGTACATCATATATATTATTTGATTTATCCAAATAAATAAATGAATATATTATAAAAGATAATAAAAATAATCCTATCATATATGAATCTATTTTTAATCTAATATCAATTTTATTTGTAGAATGAGTATTAGAAAGATTTTTAATATAATTATCAATATCATCTACAGTAGGTTTTAATTTAGTATCACTAGCATCTTTAAATATTTGTACAACTTCTTTAGATTTTGTAAAAATATAATATTCCAATGTTTTATTAATTTTAAGAAATATTTGTTTATATTTATTAGGTATATTATTAATATTCATTATTTTATTTAATAATGGTATTAAATTAACAGCAAAATCATATAAATTTGTATTAGTTAAATCATCATAAGATAAATTTAATTTATTAATATAAGCAAAAAACATTAAATTATATTCTGGTGGAAAATATTTAAAAGTTATATTATGAGGATCTTTATAAAGAAAAGCATTAACATTATATGTTTTATTTATTTTTGATAAAAATCCAAAATCAATTAATATAAATTTATTTTTATTAATATCATATAAAATATTATCTAATTTTATATCATGATGAACGTAATTTTTTAATGCCATTATTTTTAAACCTTCTAAAATAGTAATAAAAGAATTGAGCGCATTAATAATATTAAATTTAGAAATTATTTCAGGATATGATCTTTTTACTATAATATTATATACATCAATACCACCATGTTCATATATTATTTGATAAATATCTTTTGATTGTTCTTCATTTACTAATGAACATTTGTATATATTACGTGTATGTTTTAAAGTAATAGGTTTTAATTCACAATTATCAATCATTTTTATAGTAAATTTACTATCTGGATCTATTTCATTTTGAACAATTTCTTGTAAATTTATTTCACTTCGCCATTCTTTTTCTCTTGGAAATAATTTTGATATAGTATTACTCAATAGTTTATTATGTTTTTTTGTATGTTTTTTACTACAAGTATATCCTGGTTTAATAACACATCCATATGATCCTGAAGCAACAAAAATATGTTTATTCATTATATTATCTATTTTTTTAATATATTATTTAATTTTCAGCTTTTTTAGCTTTCCACATTACACCAATTTCTTTCATTAATTCTTTAGGATTTTTACCAGTATTTTGTTCTTTTAATTCATACATTTTTTCTTTTAAAAATAATTGATAAGCAGATAATTGTTTTTTTGGTTTTTCTTCTTTATCAATTTTATAATATTTTTCATAAGCATTATTACTAATTTCTAAGATAAATTTAGAAAATTCTTTTTTAGAAATTTTATTTTTTTTAGATTCAATGAATGTGCTAAGTTCAGTTGAAATATCATTAATGATATTTTCTTTGATATCTGTCATTATTTATAATTTAAAATATAAAATAAAAAAAATCATTTTTTTTCTAGTTTTTTCCAATCATTATATACTTCTTCAAATATTTCTAATATATTTTTTTTATTTTTATAAAAATCTTTTAATTTAGTTATATTAGTTTTCATATATATATTATAGTCTATAATAATATCAGATGGTTCATTAGATATTTTAATTTCTTTTTTTTTTATTATACTAGAACGATAAATATTTATTTCTTCATTTATTAGTTTTCCAATTAATTTACCTATTTCACTACTAGAAATTTTATTAGTTTCAAGAAATATTTTAAAATGATTTGTTAATAATTCATCAACTTTAGTGATAATTATATGTTTAATACTAGACATATTTAAAAAATAATTAAAATAAATATATTCATTTTTTATATTTATTTAAAGAATAATTAAAATATATCAATTATATGAAAATATATATATTATTTTTTATATTTTTTTTACATTTACTTGATGGATTTAATTATTATTATATTAATTTTAATTTAAAAATAAAAAAACCAATTGATAGTTGTATTATTAATTTTATAAAAATAAATGATGTAAATTTTATTAGAGTTAAACAAAATTCAAAATATTTAATTCTAAGATATCTACATGAACCTTTAGAAGAAACTACTTATAATTATAATATTACAACAGATAAATATTACTATGATATTTATGATATAATAAAATATAATACAAAACCTATTATTATATCATATGAAAAGAAAAAAGAGGATAAAACATTAAATTATAAATATTCATATTTAATAAAAAATAGTACATCTTATTTATCAAAATATACACTTAATTATAATAATTTAATTTATAAATATTCATTTGATATCAATTCTAATATGATAGATAAATTTGAAACAAATTGGAATATAAACGCAAAATATAATTCAAAAATAGAAAATAATTGTAGTATTAATTATATAAAAAATTGGATTGAATATAATTTAAATAATAATAAATTTTATTATTATAAAAAATATCTACTATTTAATTATTATTATAATAAAATATAATAAAGATGCTACTAAATATAATATTCCTCCCCATAAAGTATCTATAAAAGCATTTGTATAACTATAATTTTTTAAAAAAATACTTGTAGTATAACTATATATACCATATGTGGATAAACCAAATATAAAACTTATTGTAATTATTTTAATAAAATCTTTATTTTTTAATTCTAATTCAATTAATCTTATACAAAAATATAATGATATAAATATAAAAATATAAGTTAAAGGAATTAAAATAGGTTTAAATACAATTGGTTCTTTTTGAATTTTAAAAATTAAATCATTATAATATTTATAATTATTATAAATCCATAAACTATCCAAAAATAAAAATATTAAACAACAAAATAAAAAAATGTAATAATTCATTTAAATAGAAATATACTAATTTAATCTTAGATTATATTTATAAACTTAATATATATTTAAAATTCTTGCTGAAGGATCAATATAATCATCTGTTTTTTTAAAATTTGGCTGCCAATAATGAGGTAAAATTGATAATCTATCTGTACCAAATAATTCAATAAATTTATTTTTATAATAATAAGCTTCTTTTGATGGACAATCTTTTAAATCTTTTATAGTATTATCTTTATTCATTCTATTATTTATAATAGAATACCATGATTTATCTTTACTAGAAATTCCATCACTAAATGCTTCTTTTTTTCTATATAAACAATCAATTGGTAAATATAAATTATCATTAAATACTTGTCTTAATAAAAATTTTTCACAATTTGAATAACTAGGCATTCTCATATTAGCTGGTATAGACCATACAGTTTTAATAAAATTAACATCTAAAAATGGTACTCTTGCTTCTAAACCAAAATATGCTAAACATCTATCTAATCTTCTTCCATCATACATATGAATTTCTTTTGTATATTTTAAACAAGATTTATGAAAACTTTCAGCATCAGGAGCATAATAATTAAAAATATAACCACCTAATACTTCATCTGATCCATCTCCATTAATAATAACTTTGATATTTGTATGTTCTTTTATATATTTACTCAATAAAAATTGTCCACAAGAAGCTCTAATTGTTGTAATATCATAAGTACAAGTGGCATATATAACTTCATCAATTACACTTAAAGCATCATTTTCAGTAATTATAACTTCCTTATGTTGTGAATTAATAAAATTAGCAACTTTTTTTGCGTATGGTAAATCAGTTGATTCTTTAAATCCAATAGAAAATGTTTTAATTTTATTTGGATATAATAATTTTGATGCTATAGAACAAATTAAACTAGAATCTAATCCTCCTGATAAATAAAATCCAATATCTTCTGGATTATCAGCCATTAATCTAATTTTAACAGCTTCAATTAAACTATCTTTAATTTTTGATAAATCATATATAGGATTTATTTGTGTATTATAAATATCATTAGTTATATCGTAATATTTTTCAATATTATTAATATAATCATAATAATAAATATTTCCAGGAGGAAATTCTTTAACATTTGTAAAATCTTCAGGTATTCCTTTTAATTCAGAACTAAATATAAAATCATTATTATTTTTTGCGTAATATAATGGTCTAACACCAAAAATATCACGTGAACTAATAAATTTAGAAAGTTTATTATTTTCATGAAATTGAAATAATATAAATGCGAATTCTCCAATTATTTCTGTTGTTATTACATTAATGAAATCTTCAAATGATAATTTTTTATATAGTTCTAAAATACATTGACAATCATTATTACAATTTTTAATTTTATATTTTTTATTTAAATCAATATAATTATATATTTCACCATTACAAATAAATACTAGATTTTTATCAAGAAATGGTTGGATGCCTTTAAAACTTTTTTCAACAATAGCTAATCTATGAAATCCAATTGCTAATTCTGGAAATTTCATATAATTAGAAACATCAGGACCTCTATGTGCTATTTTTTTGAAATATTCATAATAATTTTTATTTATACTTGAAATATGAGCCCAAATACCACACATATTATAAATATTTATTTTTATAATTTTATATATTATTTAAGTTTGTGAAATTATATTAATATAATCATCTTCTGTATATTTATCATTTGTTTTATTATAATTAATCTTATATTTATTAATATTATATTCTAAATATAAATGAGTTATATTATAACAATTTATTAATTTACATTTTATTAAATTTTTAAATACATCTGAATTATATAATTCATTTTTAATCAATTTCATATCAAAATCATTATTATATATTAAATTATTAATTTTTTCATATTTATATTTATTTACTAATTCTGCTTCTTTATTACATTTACAATACACACAATTATTTAATATTTGTAAAATATTAATATATTTATCAAAATCGGACATGTTTTATTTTTATTAATAACAAATCATTTTTTATTTAAGAATTATTTTATATATATATATGTAAAATAATGTCACTTGTATATATTAATAATAATAGTTATTCAAAATTATTATATTGGTATAATAAGAGAAAAATAAATTAAATTGTATTATTAATATACAATAAATAAATAAAAATGACTTTTATTTTTATAATAAATATCACGCATATAAACCAAGATGTATATCGCAGGTAATGGTGAAGTTTATGATGATGATGAAATTTTCATTGAATCAAATGATATTGAATCAAATGATATTGATGAAAATAATTATCAAGTATGTACTATTGATTATAGTATTGATCAATGGGAAGAAACATTAAAGATTGGATTTTAAAACTATAAAAAATATAAAAACAAAAACATTAAGTTTTTGTTTTTCAATACAATCTTTAATATGAGTTATAAAAAAATGATATATTTTTTTATTTTTTATATTATAATGATATCAAATAATAAATATTCATTTATTAACGAATATTATAATTGTATATTATCATGGTTAATTTATAAAAAAATATTTAAAGTAAAAACAAAAAATGATGATATTACATATTGTGATATGGTTTAATTATTTTTTATTAGACCAATTAAAAAAACTGGGACAAAATTATTTATTTTTATATATCTTAAAACTATGTTTTAGGTAATTTGTTAAATATTCTTTTTTTATATAATGTTTTAATTGATCCAATAGAAAAGATGAATAATGGTTATATTTAAAATCAAAATATTATTGTTTGTTATATGAGATATAATTAACATATTTAATTATCTTTTTAAATATATAATAATGGAAGAATATTTATTAGATAATATAAATTATAGTTATATAGAAACAGATAAAATAGATGAATCAAAAGATGAAGATTTAAATCCTGATAAAATAATAAATACTTTTAATAATTTAAATAAGTTATTAGATAAATATAAGAATGATTTAGAAAAAATAGAAACAAATAAAAAATTATTTTATAATTATAAATCAAATTTGATAATTAATCATATAAATATAATGGATATTTATAATACAACAGATGAAATAAATGAAATATTCAATAAATATGATAATAATATTAAAGAAATGTATGAAAAATGGTTAATAACATTTTATAATCCAACTATAATAAAATTAAATAATGATATTGATATATTAGAAGTTAAAATTAATAATTTTAGAAATTTTTTTATTTCTACAATTAATAAATTTCTAAAATCATCTAATAAAAAATTATGTTCTATTTGTTTTGATAATGAAATAGATATGTGCGCATATCCATGTGGTCATACCTGTTGTAATAATTGTATATTTTCAAGTAGAATAAATATAAATAATAATAGAAGATGTTTATCATGTAGAAATGAAATAATAGATTATATTAAAATATTTTTTCTTATATAAATTTGTAATAATATATATATGTTAAAAAATAAAAATGACTTTAAATATGAGTTATAATAATAACCGTTTCAAAATGAAATATATTAATTTGTTTGATCGTGATTTTCAATATTATATTTTCAATAAGTTATTACCTCTTTATAATTATAAAATAACTAAAGAAATAGGTATAGATTCAAAAAACAGTAATATATATATATGTTCTATAAATGATAAAAAATTTGATTTTTGTAGTAAAAAAAATATATCAATTGAAGAATTAATAATGATGTTAAAATTATCATCATTAGTTTTAAATAATACAAATCCTCATTTCTTAATATGTTATAAACAATTATATAATAATAATATATTATGCGAATTAGCAACAGGTGATTTAAAGAGTTTTTTGAAATCGTATATATCAAAAAATGTATTATTTAATTCTATAATTCAAATAATAATTTCAATATATTCATTTCATAAATATACAAATAAAACTCATAATGATGTTCATCATGGTAATTTCTTATATCATAGAATTGATAAAACTGATAGTTATTTTTATTATAAGATAAATGATATTGAATTTTATCTTAAAAATGAAGGATATTTGTGGATTATAAATGATTTTGATATGTCATCAATTGATGATCATAAATATGATGATTATAAATATGGCATGGAAGCATTTAAAAATTATAATAAAAATAAGAGTAAATCAGTAAAACAAATGATTGATAATATTATTGATATTATTTGGAATAATAATATTGATGAAGTATTATTGTTAGAACTTATAAAAGAATATAATTTAACATCATATAATTTAATTAAATATAATAAAAATCCTATACAATTATAAAAATATTTAAAAAAGATAACAAAAAATTTTTGTTATTTAGAATATTATAATATAATATAATAGAATATTATAATGAGTCTTAATATATGTAATACTTTAGATGGCAATTATTACAATAATGATTTATGTAATTCAGTTGCTAATATTATTAATTCTACAACAGAAAAACCTACAATTGTTAATCCTGCTTCTTCTTTTGTAATTGTTACATATTGGTGGGGAAGAGGAAATTTAAATAAGAATACATCTAGACCATGTCCTACAGAAGATAATCCTGTAGTAGATCAAAAAGATTATACAAAACAACCAATAAAATTTGAAGAAATGATTGATAATTGGAAAATATCCTGTAGAAATGCTAATTGTAATTATTTAGCAGTTGAATATCCTGATTTTGCTGTAAAAGGTGGATATCAATTAGCTATTAATGCTAAACCATTATTTATAAAAAAAGCACTAGAATTATGTGATGGACGCGCTGTTGTTTATATTGATGGTGATATGGTAGTACATAAATATCCTCATATATTTGATATTAAGGATTATGATTATATGGCAAGACATTGGAATATAGATCCTAGAGCAACTATATATTTTAATAAATTAGCATGTTTTGATTTAACTACATTTGAAACATCAGGAGGTATTATGTATTTTAATGATACAAATAGTGCTAAATTATTATTAGATAAATGGATATCATATACATTTAATAAACAACAATTAGGAAAAGCAGATGATAGAATTATAAGTTTATTATTATCTGCTAATAAGAAATTTTTATTTAATATAAAAATATTATTTTTACCAATAGAATTTTTATGGTTAACAGATAAATATGTAAAATATTTATCAAAAGATATTTATAATAAATATTTAAGAAGTAAAAAAATACAAGTAACAGATGATTATAATATAGAAAATGAAATTATAATTGAACATCCTGAATGTTTAACATTAGAAGAAATTGCTCAAAAACAAGGTGCTGATAAAAATAGAGAACCTAGATTATATGAAACATTAGTTGGAAATAAAGTAGCATGTTCTAAATATGGTGGTTATTTATGGGAATATATATTATTTGAAAATAAACTTCAATTAGAAGGTTTCAAGAGTTATTTAACATATATAAAAACAGTAAAAATTGAAGATATATATGAAGAAGAAGATGAAAAACAAAAATTAAAGTCACCCTATACAATTATTGATTATGATGATAAATATGGATCTAAATTTAATAAAATAGCAGTAAATAATAAAACTAATAGTGATTTAATTAAAATAAAATTAGATTCAATAATATCAGAAGGAGGACTAAAACATATTGATGTAAGAATAAGTTATAAAACATATGAAAGTAATAATAAAAAATTATTTTTTGAATATGATACAAGTAAAAATTACATTTATACAAATAATGTAGCAGCAACAATAATAGCATTATTTGAATTAAATAGAAATGCTATATATATACCAGATAGTACACATATAGATAATCAATATAATATAAGAAAAATACAAAAAATGTTAAAAAAGAATAATGAATTAGAATTATTATTTGCTAATAAAGAAGATTATTTATATATAGATAAAATAAATATATTACGTGTACCAATTTATTTAAAAAAATCAAGAGTATTATATAATATATTACATTTAATTAATAATGAATATGATTTTATAGAAATATTTCAAAAAATATTAAAATCATCACAATTATTTATATTTAGTATTAGAATAAGTTTATATAAATTATTAAAATCAAGTGATAAAACTCCAGAAGAAAAGAAACATCAAGAATTATTTAATGAACGTAAAGATTTATTAAATAGATTTAGAGCAAAATTATTACATCAGAAAAAAACATTAAAATTTGAAGAAGATATAAAGAAGTCTAAAAGTTCTGAAAAAGAAGATATAAAGAAGTCTAAAAGTTCTGAAAAAATAGAATCAAATAATGATGAATGTTTAAAATGGAAGACAAATAAATTAGTTAATCCAAGAACAAATAGAAAAATAGAAAAAGATAAGGGTACATATAATAAATTAAAGAAAGAATGTAATAAATATAAAACACCTGTTATAACAGAATCAAAAAAAATAATTAAAAAATCAACAGATGAATTTACTAAAGAAGAATGTTTAAAATGGGAAACTAATAAATTAGTTAATCCAAGAACAAATAGAAAAATAGAAAAAGATAAGGCTACTTATAATAAAATAAATAAATTATGTGATAAATATAAATAATGGATATTTTTTTAATTTTACCAAATCAATTATTTGAAGAAAGTATATTACATATTAAAAAAAATAAATATAATAAAATTATAATTTATGAAGATCCTCATTATTTTTCTTCAGAAATTAAACCTAATAAAATAAAAATAGCATATTTAAGAGCATGTATGAAATATTATTATGATAATATGTTAAAAGAAGGAATTAATAATATATATTATTATGAATGTTGTAATAATAATAAAGAAATATTTAATTCAATAGATAATTATTATTGTTATGAAATAACTGATTATAAATTACTTAATAAATATAAAAAAATAAATTTAAAAATATTTGAAATAGAAACACCGATGTTTATATTAAATAAAAAAGATTTAGATGTATATAATAATAAAACTAGTATTTCACATTCTTCTATATATAAATTATCTAAAAATAAATTAAAAATATTAGAAAATGTAGAAAATAAAGATATATATAATAGATCTAATCCTAAAATAGAAGTTCCATTAAATACTACTATAAATTATATAAATAAATATAATAAAGAATATTATGAAGAAGCTATAAAATATTCAAATAAATATTTATTTAATAATCATATAGGAAATCCAACATTAGATCATTTAAAAATATATCCAATAAATTCTAAAAATGCTTATGAAGCATATGAAAATTATATTAAATATAATATAAATAATTTTGGATTATATCAAGATGTTATTCAAGAAAATAATCCATTTATGTATCATTCAATTATAAGTCCTATGTTAAATAATGGATTAATAGTTCCATTAACATTAATAAATATTATTAAAAAATATGAATATAATATACCAATAAATTCATATGAAGGTTTTATAAGACAAATTATAGGATGGCGTGAATATATGAGATATTTATATATTTATAAATATGAAGAAATAATAAATAGTAATACTTTTAATAATAATAAAAAATTAAATAATAATTGGTATTCTGCTACTACTGGATTATCAATAATTGATAATGAAATTAAAAAAGCAATAACATATGGTTATTCACATCATATTGTAAGACTAATGATTTTTTTAAATTTTATGATATTAAATGAAATAAGACCACAAGATATATATAAATGGTTTATGGAAATTATATCTATAGATGCTTATGACTGGGTAATGGTTTCTAATATATATGTGATGGGATATTTTTCTAAAATAGGAATGAGAAGACCTTATTTATCATCATCTAATTATTTATTAAAAATGAGTAATTATAAAAAAGATAATAAATGGAATATTATTTGGGATAATTCTTATAAAAAATATGTAAAAGATAAAAAAATATCTTTTTATTTGAGAACAATAAAGTAATTAATAAACAGCATTAATTATTAGATTATAACATTTAAGAAGAATAGTTGATTTATCTAAATATTTTTCCGAACTTATTTCTTCTTTAATATCATCTAAATGTTCCATTTCTTTAATTATAATATTAAGATTATTATATAAAATAATAATATTATTTGAATCAATATGATAATAATTGTTTCTGATATAAAAATCATTATAATTGATATTATTCATAATTATTTTTTTATAATAAAAATAAAATCATTTTTTATATATTTATGTTTAAGTTTAATTCATCACATAATTTATCTATATTAATAATAGAACTAATTTTATTAAATAAATAATCAAACATTCCTATAAAAGCTACTTTATTATAATTATTTAATTTATTTTCTTTATCAATATCTAATATTGATGTATATTTATATTTATTTTCATATAACATACATATATTATTAAAACCACCATATTCTTCAATAATTTCTAATATATTATCACTATCATTTGTTATAACTAAATTATAAATAATTTCTTGAAGATTATAATAAATAGTATTAATATCATTTAAATCCAACATTTCATTTACAATATCATCTTCATCATAATTATAATTCATTGATTATAATTATAAAATAAAAAAATAATAAAATCATTTTTTTATATAACTCAATTTATATATTTCTAATTTATTATTATATGATAATTTTATTATATATAAAGTATCATTATAATCATATTCTATAGATACAATATTATTATTAACAAATTTAACACATCCATTTAATATATGATGAAAATATAATGCTAAATCATCACTTTCAATATTATAACCATCTTCATTTGAAATTATAACAAAATCATTTGTTTTATTTTCTTTTATAGAATTAGCTAATACAATATAATATTCAGGGATATTCATAGAAGAAAATGAATCATACTTTCGTTTCATTTTTAATGAATTTAATATTATTATAAATCATTTTTTATAAAGTTTAGAAAATCATCACTTAAAATTATTATAACACCTTTTTCTTCTGCTGTTTTTATTTTAGTAGTTATTTTTGTATTATCTTTTATTATAAGATAATTAGTATTTTTAACAATATTATTATCAATAATACCATTATTTTCTTTAATATATTCTTCAAATTCTTTATTTCTAAAACCAGAAAAAACGAAATGTTTATTTTCTATTTTTTTATTAATACTTTTACGAGGAGATTTAGATTTAGATTTTTCAATTTCTTTAAAATGTAATTCTTGATAAAATTTGAAAAATTTATTTAAATTATCAATAAATTGTTTAGATGTAATATCACCCATACCATTAATTTTTTTGATATCATCTATTTTTAATTCTAATGCTTTATTTTTATCAATACAAATAAAAGGATATTCTTTAAAAATTAATTCTAATTTTTTTTCACCAATACCTCTTCCTAGTATATTAGAAGCAATCATAATATCTTTACAACTTTTTAATTTTATTTCATTTAAAGAAGTGATTAAATTTAAAGCACTTTTATCTTTAAATCCATCAATTTCTAATATTTGCTCTTTAGAAATATTAATAATTTTATAAAGTGTATCATACGAATTATCATATAATTTTGTTATAATACCTTCACTAATACCTTTTATATTTAATGATTTCATAAAAAAGGTAAAAGATTTTATATCATGATCTCTATTTTTATCATCACTTTCTACTAAAATATCTATTTTTGTTTTATTCCAAATATAAGGAATTTTAGGCATTAATGGTAAATTATCATCAGATTCTTTAAGAATTTCAGTAATATGTGGAATAACATCACCTGATCTTTGTATTTTAATAACAGAACCTTTACCTATTTTATGTTTAACTATAAAATCAGCATTAAAACCAGTTGCTTGTTTAATTGATACACCATTTATGATAATAGGATTAAATTTAACAATAGGTTTTAAATATTTATCTTTTGAAATATTCCATTCAACATCTAATACAATAACTTCAACAGAATCTAAAATGATATTTGATTTAAACGCAAAAGCATAATCAGGATTTTTACCAATATCTAAATTATGAGATTTATTATGAGTAATTATAATACCATCTATTTCATATTCACTATTTTTTTTAAATTCTTTTAAATATTCAAATAATTCATTAGCATTTAATTTATGATTTATTAATTTATATTTAGCAATTTTAAATCCAATACTTTCTAAATATAACATAGAATCATTGATAGGTAATCTATCACTTAAATAATCATAAGCTATGAATTCTATTAAATTTAAAATTTTTAAATTAATTGTTTTACTGTTAATAACACCAGCTACTACATTTCTAGGATTAGCACCTTCATCTTTAATAGAAATCCAATTTTTTTTAGATAATAATAATTCACCTCTTACAGCAAAATTTTTAGGTAAATTTGTAGGTATATTTTTTATATGAGTTTTAATATAAGTAATATCTAAACCATTATAACCATCTCCTCTAGTATATATATTAATATTATTATCATTATCAGAAGTAATTAAACATGAAATACCGTCAAGTTTTTCATTTATATAATATTCAGTAGGTGATTTATATTTAGAAAACCATTTATCTATTTCTTTAGTATCTTCAAATTTAAATTTATTTTGAGATCCTAAATAATATGGTAATTTAATTTTTGTTTTTTCTGATGGTTTATATCCAATTTTTTTAAAATAAGGATTTTTAGGAGCTCTTTCTTTTAATCTTTCAATAAGTAAATCATAATATTCGTCGGTAATTAGAGCTTTTCCATCATTATGATATGCTTTATCAGCTTTTGTAATAATTTCAACTAATTCTTTTGCTAATAATTTTTTATAAAGTTGTTTATCATCAAATAAATTTTCATACATTATATTATTATATTAATTTTATTTTATATATTTCATTTTTTATTCAATTGTAATTTTAATAATATTATCTTCAGGACATATAACACCATTTTCATATCTATATTTATCTAATTTTTTAATACCATTAATAAATAAAGGTAGTGTTTTTTTAGTAGCATATATATTTCTAATTTTTTTTAATATTTTAACAGGAAAAGTAAAATTAATATTATCTATTATAGTATCATAATTTGTAATAATAGTATCAATATAATCTATAGATATATCATCAGTATATTTTCTTTTTTCTATCATATTATAAAGTTTTATAAATTTATCTCTGTTTAATTTTAAAATTTCACATTTTTCATTTATTTTCAAATAATTTGTTAATGATACTAATAACATAGTCATTACATTTAAAAAAATATTGGCATTTTTTATTATATAAATATCTGTAATAGTTGAATTTATAATAGTCATAAAAATATTAATAAATATAATAGGAAATTCAAATAAAAATTTAAGATTATAATAATAGTTATATGTTTCATTACATAATATTTCGTATATATATATCATATCAATATAATCATCAAGTATAATTTTAATATCTAATTTAGGCATTTTTATTATTTATAATAATATATAAAATTAATATGACCATTTATAAATTAGATGAATTATTATTACGTGCTGAAAAAGGACAAATTAAATATGAAAAAAATGATTTAATAATAAATAATAATATAACTATAAATGAAATTAGATATTAGTAAACTGATTACTGATAATACTAATATTATTGAAATATATATGTGTAATCCAAAAAAAAATAAAGATGATGTAAAGATTGATATATTTATTAATAATGATATTTTAGAAATAATAAGAAAACGATTTAAATTAACAAAAGAAACAACAATAGTATCATATAATAGAAATAATTTATCATATATATATGATTTAAGTAATGATAGTCAATATTTATATTTAAGAAAAGTGGAAAATATATTAAATATAAATAATTTTTATGGATTTTCTTTTAATGAAATGAAGATGCAGTCATATTCATTTGGATGTACAAATGATATTGATAGTAGATATGAATATAAATTAGAAGAATATAAAATAAATAATCGTTTATCATTAATGATAAAAAATAATAATGTATATATTTATTATAAACATTCTAAAGAGGTAGATTTAGATAAAATTCAAGATATTATAAATAATATAATAAAAAAAATGATTATTATTTAATAAATATAAATATAAAAATGTTTGTTGATTTTAATAATTATTTAAATACGATTAAAAATAATGATATTTATGATTATTTTAATTGTTATTCTACAGCATTAATTACACGAAAAGATTTAAAAGATAATATTTTAACTCATAGAATGAATTTTTTAATTAATTATTATGTATCAAATTTAAATAATAATATTAATAAATCAGAATTAATCAATTATTATTTAAAAAATTATAAAGATGTTTTGATACATCTTTATCATATAAAAATAAAGTATTCATTAAACAAGAAGAAGATGATGATGATTTTGATACAGATGTAAGAGATCATTATTTCTTTATTACATCAAAACCACCACCAAAACCAGTAATTGATTATGATGAAATTGATAAAAAATTTTATTTAGAAGAAGAAGAAAAGAAATTAGAAAAAGAAAATAATTATTATGATGAATATTATGATGAATATTATGATGAATATTATGAAGAAGAATATGAAGAAGAATATTATTATTTAGATGAAGAAGATGATTATTAATTATTTTTTATTAACTGGTATAGAATTAATATCAATATATTTATTAAACCATTCATTACCAATAATTTTAGAAGCATTTTCAGAAGTTATTTCATCATTAATAATTTTATTTCTCATATTTAACATATAATTAAGATTAGTCCAATTAAAATCTTCATCAGTTCTAGTAGCAAGATCAAATAACATAGGATATCTTTCACTAAAAAAAGAAAATTCAGATTTTAATAATTCATATCTTTTCATATCTTCTAATTTTTTTATATCATCTTCCTTATTTCTAGTTATAATTTTTGAAATTGTTATAATAATATCTTCATTACTTAAACCATCTTTTATAAAATTTTTTTCTTTTGTCGCCATTTATTTTTCTATATAATAATCTCTTTATATATAACAGATATATAATAAATTATGAATAATTCATCTATTGCTTTTAATGCTATGCCTTATGATAATTCACCAGTATCTAAAACACATATAGAACCAGATGCTATTGCTTATACATCACAATTCTATGCTAAACATCATATTCCAGCTATTCAAGAAAGACCAGGAAATAATACTATAAATAAAGATATTTATCATAAATATAAAACTGATTATAATTTATTTTGTTACAATTAAATTATAATAATAAAAATAATGTAATAGGACTACCGAGAATTGAACTCGGGTCTTAGCTTCATAAGAGCTATGTTCTAACCATTGAACTACAGTCCCATACAATTTATATTAATTAAATTATCCTTATATAATTTTTATGATATAAAATAAAACGAAAATTATTTTATAATATAAAACTGATTATAATATAAAACTGATTATAATATAAAACTGATTATAATATAAAACTGATTATAATATAAAACTGATTATAATTTATTTTGTTACAATTAAATTATAATAATAAAAATAATGTAATAGGACTGCCGAGAATTGAACTCGGGTCTTAGCTTCATAAGAGCTATGTTCTAACCATTGAACTACAGTCCCATACAATTATATTAATTAAATTATCCTTATATAATTTTTATGATATAAAATAAAAATATGTGATAAATAAAATCATTATAAATATAAATATATACATAATTAAATTTATAGAACTTTTTTTATTATAAAATAATCTTTTTCCTCTAAATGATTCTGATACATATACTAAATCTTTTTTTTTAATTTTAGGTGGTTCATATGAAGAAACAGATATTGGATCTATATAAGAAGGTCCTGAATTACCATTTCCCATATTATTCTAATAGTTTTATATTATTTTTAATTTTAATAAATTCTTCATTTTTAATAATTTGATTATAATTTTTTATAATACTTATATCAGTTTTATTTAATTCTTTCATTTTTAATAATTCTTCATATTTAGCAATTATAGTATTATAATCTTTTACAAATTGTTTATAATTAATTTTAATATTAATTTTATAATCTTCTTCTTTATATTTTTCATATATTTCAATTAAAACTTTTTTTAATAATTTATCTTTTGTTATTTTTTCATCAGTTATTATTTTTTCATCTTTATAAATAATTTTAGAATTATTTTTAATTTCAATATTACATATTAATGCTTTTTTTACTTTACTATCTATAATTCTAATATTACCTTCTAATATTGTATTTTTACTATCAACTAATGCTTCTTTTTTAGTATTTATTAATAATTCTTTTTTAGTAGATTTTTTAACTTTTGGTTCTTGGAGTTTATTTATAAATTCATCAAATAATAATTCTTGAACTTTTCGTAATTTTAAACTTTCTAATCTATTTGCTCTTCTTCTATCATCTTTGTACATTTCTTTAAGTTTTAATTCTTCTTCTATTTTTTCCCAATAATCTGGTATTTCATTATAATAACTTAATTCAGTTAAACATAATACATATAATTGTAATACTGGTTTCATAATTTGATTAGTAATATAATGAAGATAATCAGGTTCTAATTTATTTTCAATAATAAATTCAGGTGTTTCTATTTTATCTCCTTGTAATTTACCATCTTTATTTTTAATATAAATATATTGAATTCTATCATTTACTGCTGGTTTATTTCCAACATCTCTTAAAGTTATTCTATCTGCTAAAACTTTATGGGCAATTTTAGTAGGATCTTTATAATATCCTTTTAAAGTTTTAGATAATATTAAATCTTTTAAATCTGTTTTACCTAAAACTAAATCTTCTAATTCTTCTTTTAAAAATTTTAGAGATAATTCTAAATCTTGTGAATTTAAAATTATATTTATAATCCCTCCAAATACTTTTTTTACAATATTAGCATTATCTCTTCTTTTTAATACGATACCCATAGATTTTTGTTTATAATTTATATCATCTTTTTCATATAAATTTCCAACATATCTTTTCTTAGAGAATAATATGAAAGGATATAAACATTTTTCATAATTTAATTTTTGTGGATAAGGTAAATGTTTTTTTATTTTTAATTCTACTTCTTCACCTATTTTAATAGCATATTTTAATGATTCTTTTCCATATAATTCATTTCCATCACTATCTTTTAATCTAAATTTACAGAAAATAGAATCAGTATCACCATATATTACTTCAGCATCATAATTTGTTTCTACAAAATTTTTTGCTATCATTATCATTTCTCTACCTGTTGATGTAGTACATGCTGCTATATCTTTTAAATAAATTGGTGAAGTTCTAGCACCAATTTGTCCATATAATGAATTAGCTGTAAGTTTATAAGCATTTTGTAAAGCATCAAATACAGCACATTCAAATTTATTATATGTATTTATTTTATTTTTAATATCAGATTTTAAAATTTTTGTTTTAGTATTTGATTCAATATTTGTTAAAATTATTTCATCATCATTTTCTTCTGGAAATCCTGAAATAGTATTACCATCAGTTTTAATAATAGTAATATATTCTATTTTCTTTCTTGTATTTTTTCTTTCATTTAATAACATATCTAAAATATTTGGAATAATACCTTTTTTACCATCTTTATAATTCGCAAAATAACAATCTTTAATTCCAATTTTAGTTTTTTTATCACCTATACCTTCATATAAATCATAACTAACTTTAACAATATCTACATTTTCATCTTTAATATCCATATAACTTTTATCAATAATATATGTATCATGTGATAAATTTCTACAAATCATAGATGAAGGATATAATGAACCATAATCAAATACTACAATAGGAACATCTAAATAAATTCCTTGTTTAGGTTCTAAAACAATCGCACCTTCATAACCATCAACATCTTCATCACTTATAAAATTTTTAATTACTGGAATTAAAAATTCTTTTTTCATACATTCATTGGCAATCAATGAAAATATTTTAATACCTTGTCCTCTTCTAAATAAATAACTTAAAGGAACTAAACAGACATTACCCATTCCAATATTATTTTCAAGAATTTTTAATTTATGAATAAGTTTATTAACAAGAGCACAATCTTGAATACAATATTTAGCAATAATACATCTATCATTAGAATTACCTTTAAATTTTTCAAATAATTCTTTAGGTTTTAAATCATCTTTCTTTTCATTAATATAAATTGCTGCTACATTATCTAACTTATAACTATCTAATTTATAATCTTTTTGAATAACTTTAAATAAATCAATACATATAATTCCTTCTATATCAAATAATTTAAATATATTATCACCTAATGCTGATGATGATAATTTTTGTTCAATTAATGAAACTTGTCTATTTCTAATTCTACCTAATCCCATACTAAATTTTTCATTAATTTTTAATTCTTTTGTTCTATTCCATATATATTCAATATCAAAACCCCAAATATTATATCCTGTTAAAATATCTGGATTTATAGTATTTAATAATCTTTTCCAATTCATTAATAATTCATCTTCAGTGTTACAACATACAACATCAGTATTTTCAATTGAATCACATGAATTTAATGTAATAATTTTTTTATAGATAATTTCATCAGAACCAAATTTATGAACAGTAGTACCAATTTGAATAATTTTATCACCTTCTAATTCAGGAAGTATATCTGTTAATTTTTTATTTAATATTTCTTCAATTTCATTAAATTCTTTACTTGTTAATTTTTTTCTGTTTGTATCTTCATCTAATTCTTCTTCATCATCATCTTCATCGTCATCTATTTTTAATTCATTAATTTTATTTAAAATAAATTTAATACCTTCTAAATTTTCTTTTAATTTATCTTTAATTTTAATATCTACTGGTTTTTTTGAATATAATCTATGAATTTTATAAAATTCATTTATAATAACATCATCAGTATACGCATTATAAATATAATCAATTATTTTTTTATAATCTAATAAATTAGCTTTTGTTAAATATACTAAATCTTGTGCTAATTTTTTATAATTTTTAATTGCTACTGGAAAATCACCATGAGAACTAGTACATTCAATATCAAAAGATGCTATAATTAAAGGTGCTATTTTATTAATATTTACTGATTCTATATTATTCCAATCAACTGTTATATTATAATTACATATAGTATCAGGTGCGTCATCTAATGTATAATTTTTAATATTAATCCAACCACATGGTTTTAAATTTTTAATATGAATAAATTTAAGAAAAGGTTCAATATTACTTTCATATAAAGTAAATCCTTCTTTAATAGGTTGTTCTGATTGAAAATAATATTTTAAATTATTATATAATTTCATTGAACTAACATTAATTTTAAGAAATTTAAAATTTTTATTATTAGTAAATCCCCAGAAATCTTTTTTATTTACAATTTCAATATTTTCATAATATTCCCTATTATTATTTGGTATAATTCTATTTGTATATGTTTTACCTTTAAATTTACTTTCATAAGTATCTTCTAATAGTTTTCTTTCTAATTCACTAACTTTTTCTTTAAATTTTCTAGAATCTAATTCTTGCCATTCTTTAGGAGGTTTTACATAAAAGAATGGTTTATAATTAATTACTTTAGCACATACTGTAATATTATTGTCAGTTGTACCATAAATATATATAGTATATTTATCATCAGATTCATAGTCAATCTTATTTTTATCATTATCGGGAGTAAACCAATCTGTAATTTGTATTAATATTTCATTATCAGTATTAGTTAATTCATCAATTTCAGATCTAGGAAATATATTCATAATATTTATATATTTTTATTTTTTATATTAAATAAAATCAATTTTTATTATTATCTTATAGAATGGAAATAGGAATTCAAGGTTTTTTAATAATAGGTCTTTTTGTTATATTTATATTTTTATTATATCAATATCATTATCATTCTAAAATAGAAAAAGTTGTATCTTCTATTGATAATAGAAAATATGAAGTACAAGTAAAAGATGATGCTCAAGAAGCAGCAGATTTAATAGCAAAAATAAGAGAAAAATTAGTATTATTGGTAAATCATCTAATTAAAACATATCCTAGAGATGATAGAATTGAAAGATTTAAAAGTAATTTTAATCCAGATAGACTTAAAGAGGGTATAGATGATCCTAAATATACAAGTTATTCTATAAATAAAGGAGAGCAAATAGTATTATGTTTAAGAACTAATAATAAATTAATGGATTTAAATACAATGATGTTTGTAGTTCTTCATGAAATGGCACATGTATGTTCAATATCAATAGGTCACACAGAAGAATTTTGGAGTAATTTTAAATGGATATTAGAAGAGAGTATAAATATTGGTATATATAAAAAACAAGATTTTAAATTAAAAAATGTAGAATATTGTGGTATTACTATTACAGATAGTCCTCTTGATTAAAATTATATTTAAGAATTATTTAATAATAAAATAATAAAGTATGACATCTTCTTATTTAAATTTAATTGATACAAATGAAAAAGCATATTGTTTAGGATTTTTTAATTATATTAAAAATACACATTCATCGTATGCTAAAAATTGTTATGAATTTTCAGATATTTGTATTGATGATGATAAAAAAACATTAGAGTTATTTAAAAATATTGTTGATATTTTTTATGATGAAAATATTTCAATGACAATTTTAAATGATAATCTATTAAAAGATATTGATGAAAATAATAAAAACTTTGATAAATGGTCAGATAATTTAAAATATGAATATATTAGAGGATTATATGAATATAATTATATTGCGAATGATAATGAAACAGATAATATATTAATTAAAGAAAATGAAAATAGTCATAAAATTGGCGCTTTTATGAATATTCCATATACTGTAATTGATGGATATTTAACATATATGTATGGATGTTCTAGTACTGATTTTTTAGGAAAAATTTATAATAAAATTAATAGTGATAGTTATTCTATTAAAATTGCTAATTATAATTTATCTTTACCAAGATGTTGTTTTATTAGAGTAAATGAAAAAGCAGAAATTCCTTCAAAAGAAAATTGGAGTGATGTTGGATATGATTTAAGTATTATTGATAAAGTTAAAGATTATAATTCAAAGACTAGTTTATATGATACTGGAATTAAAATACAATTAGATTTTGGATATTATGCTGAAATTGTAGCAAGAAGTTCAATAAGTAAATCTGGATATATTTTGAGTAATAGTGTAGGTATTATTGATAACAGTTATAGAGGAAATCTATATATTGCTCTTACTAAAATAGCGGATGATGCTATTGATATTACTTATCCATTTAAATGTTGCCAATTAATAATTAAAAAACAAGAATATGTAAATCTAGAAGAAGTAAGTGAAAAAGATTTAAATATTACAAAAAGAAATGATGGAGGTTTTGGATCAACTGATAAATAAATTTATTTTTTCTTTTAATTATTATAAATAATTAAACTATTAAAAAGAAATTTATTTTTTTAATTTGATAAATAATTAAAATCTATTATTAAACTAATAAATAATAAATAATAAATAATTAATAATTAATAATCTTATTAATAAATAAAAAAGAAATTTATTTTTTTAATTTGATAAATAATTAAAATCTATTATTAAACTAATAAATAATAAATAATAAATAATTAATAATTAATAATTAATAATCTTATTAATAAATAAAAAAGAAATTTATTTTTTTAATTTGATAAATAATTAAAATCTATTATTAAACTAATAAATAATAAATAATAAATAATTAATAATTAATAATT